GCCCCTTTATCAACACTTCCCCCACCTGCTGCTCTTACAGCATCAGCGGTCATTACAAATTCATTTTTAGAGAGTCTTGCTGGTACATCATCAGCTTTTTCTTTAGCACCTAGTGGTACAAATCCACCACCTCTGAGATCCATTTCCATACCTCCAAGATTCATGATCCCACCTTCAGCTTTGTTTATTCTTTTTTCTGCTTCAATTCTTCTTAATTCCTCTAACTCTCCTCTTTTTCTAAGTTCTTTATCAGGATCTGTCATTCTTAATTTTTGTAAAAGTTTCATTAATTTTTTTTGTTCTTCCATACCCGCTTCAGAACCTTTATCTAATAAACTTAAACCAAGCATAGTCATTGGATTCATGATCCCACCTTCAGCTTTACCAATTTTATATTTTCTAGCTTTTTTAATATCTTTACCTAATATTTTTTTTAACTCTTCAAGAGTCATTAAAGGATTACCAGTCATCTCTGCTTGCTTATTAAAATCTCTAACCATTTCTTCTAAATCATCGTCACTTACTGGTGTGCCACCCTCTGCATAAGCACCTGTAAACTCTGCACCAGGTAGGAATCTAAATTCAGGATCATTCATTCTTGCACGTCTAACAATATCTACAATATCTAAACCTTCACCTCTATCAAAAATATCTTCATCATCTTCTTCCTCTTGCCCTCTAGCCGCCATCAATCCACCAAGACCTGACAATCCTGCAATACCTGCTAATTTACCAAGACCTGTTAATTTTGCCCCCTCAGCTAAACCAAATTTACCTAATAATCTACCAAGTCCACTAGTTCCAAACATACCTGTTTGAGGACCTCTTGTAATTAGTGCTTTTAAAGGATTAAAACTACCTTTGCCAAAAAAAGATCCGATACCGCCCGCACCAGCACCGCTCATTAAAAATGGTGCTGCTAAAATTGCAGCTTTTCCAATAGGACTTTTAACAACTTTTTTTACAGCACGTTTAGCTTTCTTTACAAGTTTACCTAAAAAATATCTTTGTCTAGGTTCTTGTAAACTCATAATACCACCCATGTTTCGAAGTTGTCTTTCCATATCTAATCTTGAAATTGCCATAGTTTATCTATCTTATTTGGTTTCTCCGAATAAATCAAGACTTGGCATCATTACATTTACATCTTGAGCCATGTCTTCTGCCTTGTAACCTTTAGCTTCCCAGTCTTTTTTCTCTTTAAAAAGCTCTCCAGTTTTCTTGTGTCTATATGTTGTTTCTACTTTTGCTGGTTTTATTACTTCCATTATGCTGTTACTTCTCTTGGTTGTATCTCTAGTATAGAGGCTATGACGTGCAGCTCATTTGCATCAGCGGCTTGTACTTTAAGAAGTTCACTCTCCTCCATTACAAGAGGATTAGTTAAAAGTTCTGTAGTTGCTTTAGATCCTATAGACTTATCTTTAAATAAATTAAATATAGCACCACTCGCATTAACCAACGTTACAGTTATTGTGGTTCCTGATCCAGCGTCCTCGGATACTAACAATGATTTAACAACCGATGTTTTTGCAGCAGGCACTGTATATAGTGTAGTTAAATCTGTTGTCGTTAAATCTGCTTTTTTATTTATAAAACTATTTGCCATTAATTTAAAAAGAAGTTTTGTGCCTCTACTTCATCCTTTAATTCTTGTTGATATGTTGTATTAAGTTTTTCTACAATCGCATCTAAATCTCTAGTTTGAGCTTCAGCAACTGTATAGTCATATTGTTGTGCAGGTCTAGTGATAACTTGTGCTATCTTTGCCATTATGAACTTAAGTTTAATTTACCAACTACCTGTTCTAATTCTTCTCCTAAATCATCAGAATTTAATAAAGGAACTATACCACCACTAGTGTTAGTATTTTTATTAGTCTTAATATTGGTGTCAGTATCAAAATAACCATCAGGTAAATCAAAATAACCAAAAGCATCATTTTCTCTTAGACTTCCATCTAAATTATATACAGGTTGAGCTAGTAAATTTACGTCTGGTCTAATTTTATTTTCAGTAACTACTGATCTTTGTGGTAAAAGAGTTGTAGGGTCAATTAATATTCCTGATCCTTCTTCTTCATCTCCTAATCTGTTAAATTTATCTCTAATATCTAAATTTTCAAAAGCAGCAGATCCACCTAAAGGCAAGCCACTAAGCCTACTCATATCATAAGTTGGTTGATTAAATTTTTTACCTAAACCAAAACTTTGTCCAATGCCTCTAACTAAGTTTCCTAAAAGTCCTAGTAAACCAAAACCACTACGTCTTGTTTTTCTCATAGCTGTTTTTGCAAATGGACTTGTTTTAGCAAATTCTTTAGCAGCTTTTAATTCTGCTGGAGATATAACATTTCTACTATCAAAAAAACTTGGATTAACTCTCTGCCCTGCACCTGCAGCGATAGCAGATGATCTTAAATTTCGAGCTTCTTGTGGACTAATACGAGCTTGTCTCAAGTCAGCTCTATCCCTTTCAGTTTTACCACCTGTTTCAGCTGCGCTCATTGCAGCACCAGATCTAAAATTACCCTGCGCATCAAAGTCATCATAACTAGGTATACCTTTTGGTCCTTTGTGCGGTGTACCCTTTTTCATTTTCTTCAACATCTTAGCTTCATCAGCTGTGATGTATGCTAGTTTTGTTGGTGTAGCATTTTTTCTAGATTTAAATTCTTTAGGAACAGTTACTGATTTAGAATTTTTAATATAATTTTTAAATCCATCTTGATTTACATAATCTATTTTTTTATCTATTGACATTATCTACGTCCATCTGGTTGTGTATCTAATCTAAAAGTTCCTAGTTTCCAACTTTGACTAGATCCTGTGTTTTCTATTTTTAAAGCAATAGCTCTAGCTCTTGCACGAGTGTCTACTTTACTAGTAGATGAGGTAATTGTAAAGGGTCCAAGTGAAGAACTTGATGCTGAATCATTAGGAAAATTACGAAGATTTAAAGTCACTCTTGTGTCACCAGATTGAGATATAAAGTCTGGTATAAATCTTCTTATTTTCATAATAAATTCACCATCTCCTCTAAGATCAGCTATGCCTGTCATTTGATTACCAACTATTCTTTGCGTGATATCAAAGTCTCCTGATAATATATTAGCAGCGATTGCAGATATGGTTCCATTTCTATTTTGATCTGTCCCTGTTTCGTGTTCATAGTAACTTGTTCTACCCTCTGTATTGCCCACAACATCAAAAGACGTGTCTGTGTCTGCATCGTATTCTGTTGCATGTGGTAACCCAAAGACAGCAGAATCACGCCACATAGTTCTAGCAAGTGAGCCAACTGTCCATACAGGTCTTTGTGGTGATGAATCAAAATAATTATAAGTAACCATTTTATCTACAACAGAAGATGATGAACTTGGATAAAACCAAATAACTTCACCAAACAAATTATTTAAACCTGCAGATATCATTTGGTTACCAGAATCTAAGTTAATATTATCGTAAACAAAGTCTTCTACTAAACAAGGTAGTGATTCTAGTTTACCAGCATATCTAAAAAAACCATTTTCTGACATCCAATATGCAGCACCATCAACCTCTACACATGCATTTTGTCCTGTTAGTCCACAGTTAGTTCCAACTTGTGCGAACGCAAAGGTAAAAGGTTGACCAACAAAACGTTGTGTAAATAGTGCCGTATCAGTCCAAATATATATTGCATCTCTACCACGAATAGCTCCTCTGATCTGTGATCCGTCGGCCAATCTTTGTGTACCAGCTGTATTGGTTGCTGTTGGTGTATATGTATTTATATCTTCTTGATCAGAGAATCTAATAAACATATCGTCTTGTGTGCTTGGTGTTCCAATGGTTGTTTCTGTTCCAAAAAATACTAAGTGACGATCGGGTGTAGATACTAACATGTGACGTGACGCTGTGGGTGCACCAGTTATAATAGTTGCTCTTGTTTCCGTTGCAGTTGTTAGTGAGGAGTCCCATTCAAAACAAGCACCATCATGAATTAAACATATTGCTTTATCACCAAAGTTATCTAATGACCACATTCCTGGTTCAAGAACCAAGTCCCCTGATGCAGCTTCACCCCATGCAACATAATCAGACGAGTTGGTTACTGTAGCACCGCTAGAGTGTCCAGATCTTGTAGAGTTTCTAACTGCTCTTGTAATTCCTGTCAAATTATTTCCAGAAACCCCTGTATAAGAAATTTCTTCATTACCAACTTGAATAAAATTTGTACCAGAACTAGGAAAGTTGGTTGTGTCTGTTAGTGTAATAGAAGTTCCTGATCCTCCTGTACCATTAGCGTCATCTAATAAAGCTCCATTTAAAGTTGTAGTAATTGCAGAAGTATCTTCACCTCCCCAAGAACCTAGTCCCCAACCAAATCCTTTTGCTTGAACAGCAGGGCCCACAGTATAATATTTTTGTACCCTAATACCTCCTGAAGTTGTGGCTCCAGAACCTGTCTCATTAGATGGCATTGTAATTGTAAGAGTGGTTGTTGTAGGTGCAGTAGCAACCATAAATTTTTTGTCATCAAAATCAGATGCGCTAAAATTAGAATTTGTTATTGCAGTAAAATTGTCTAATAATAATATATCTCCAGGAGCTGCGCCGTGCGCACTACCAAAAGTTAGTGTTACTGTTGGTGATCCATTAGTCGTGCTAAATGCGTTTGTAAGAGTTGATGTAGTTTGAATAGGATGAATATCATAAAAAACACCTCCTGAGTAAGCATATAATATTCTGTTAGTTCCTATAATAGCATATCTTCTACCTAAACTATTAATATAATGATGAAGACCTCTCCCTGCTCCTGTTAGCTCATTCGCATTTTGCGCACCTAATTGATTCCAACCACCTATTTTTTCAGGTGTTCCATATCTAAATCTAACATTATCACAGTCGATCCATTGACCTTCTGCCCCTGTGGGTGTGATTTGTTTATTAATACCTGGTTGAAATCCTATCTTTTGTAGCATATAAATCTCTATATAATAATTGTGCTTAAAATTATAGCATAAAATAAACAGAATGAAAGTTACTAATATCAAAGATCTTTTAATAGTAAAAGACAATTTTTTTAAAGAAAAAGTCTACAATCAAATACTCTATGATATTTCCAGATTAAAATTTCAAAGTCGATATAATACATCTAAAGAGGAAGATAAAAATATTTATCAAAAAATATATTTTAATGTGCCTTTAAATAAAAACCATTTTGCAGTGGAGGAAGTATTTAAAATACTGTCTGAATATGGATTAAATTTAGTTTCCACAGAACATAATTATTTTTTAAGCACTAAACACAAAGAAGCATCTCCTCATGCCGATCATTCAGATGTAAATTGTTTAATATATTTAAAAGGAATTAACATTTTAAATAGTGGCACTGGTTTTTATCACAAGGAAAATGATGAACTTGTTTTAAACAGGCATATAGGATTTAAAGAAAATAGAGCATTAATTTTTGACTCTAAAATATTTCATACCTCTTTACAATTTAATGAGGTAACAGCAACAAGATATGTAATGGCTAATTTTTTTAATTATAAATAATATGAAAATAATGAAAGCTAAAATTGTATGGTTTCCTGAGAAGTTATCTTCTATAGATTTTGATTCTTTAGAAAATAAAATTGAATGGGATCAAGAACATCTAGAAACTGTTCGTAAATATATGAAAGAAGATGGATTGTTATTTCCAGGAGTATTTAAAGATGGTGAAATACATTGTGGACACTATAGATTTAAAATAGCAAAAGAAATGGGTTATGATGGTATTGATGCTTATAGGGTAGATACTTTTAAAGATGCCTTGCACTTGACTAATTTTAGTCAGTTATGTTATAAGCATTATAAAGAATATAAAGAAAATAATTACTTATGATAAATACTTACAACTTATTTGCTGTGCAAGTCATGCAGGGTAAATTACCGTTACAACCAATTGTACATAAAAAAATTTTATCATTTGTACATAATAACTATACTGAAAGTGATTTACGTTCTAATAGAAAAGGATTTCAATTTCATAAAGATTTTGAAGGTAAAAAAGAAATGGATGAATCAATAAATCAAATGATGCTAAGAATAGTTAATAGCCATATTAGTTGGAGTTGGTTAAATGTTTTAGGAAATAATTCTTATAATAATCCACATTCACATCCTACTCTTCATTCTAATTTTTCAGGAGTGTTTTATTTATCAAACGAAAACAACAATATAATTTTTACAAGAGATAATGAAACCTTTAGTTTTCAACCAACAATTTTTGATTTTTTAATTTTTCCTTATGGTTTAGTGCATTATGTATTACCAGAAGAGAGAAAAGAAAAAAGAATATGTTATGCATTTAATTTAAAAACTTTGGAGGATAAAAATAATGTATGAATCATTAACAGAAGCAACTAAGTTTCACGCAGCAAATCAATCTAATTGGATTGGAGAAGCGTTGGCAGAATATAAACACAACGTTTTTAATTTAATAAAAGAAAATAATATAAAAACTATTTTAGATTATGGTTGTGGTAAAGCAAAATTTCACTCTATTTTATTTAATAATAAAAAAGTTCCTGGCTCACCAATGGATATTGATATTATTCCTTACGACCCAGCAGTTCCAGAATTTTCTAACAAACCAAATGGACAATATGATTTAGTTTTATGTGTTGATGTGATGGAACACGTTCAAGAAGATAAAGTTGAAGAAGTATTTAAAGATATATTTACTTATAGTGATAGGGTGTTTTTAACTATTACTTGTTATCCTGCCACACAGACTTTAGTTAATGGTAAAAATGCACATTACACTATTAAAGAACCTAATTGGTGGAAAGAAAAATTAAAACCTTATGATGGAAACTACATTGTTATTTTTCAAACAAAACCTGATAGAGGAGGCAAAACTATAAACAAAGAAGAGTGGAAGCCCAATAAAATTACTTTAAAAAAATTAGAAAAAAATGACAAAACTTTAGACGAAACTCAAAAAGAGAAAGCTAAACTATTATAACAATGTCTATAAAAATTATAGATGATTTTGCAAATGTAAAAGAACAATTAGAAATAATAAATTATATAAACAACAATAATTTACTTTATTCTTTTAATAGCACTTCTATAACTAATAAAAAATTTATGACTTCTAATACAATAGATTATCCACAAATTGTTCATGAAATTATTAGAGATGATGAGGTGTATAATAATGTTTTATTTTCCTATATCTATACTTTACTATTTAAACACAAACTATCTAATAATTTTATTCATAGAATAAAAATAAACACAACGTTTCCTTATCCTAAAAATAATAAAAAAAATTATGGACCAATTCACATTGATATATCAGACCCTAATGTAAATGGTATTAGTATTATATACTACATAAACAATAGTGATGGAGATACTTTATTCTTTGATGATAAATTAAATGTAACTAAAAAAATTACTCCACGACAAGGAAGAGCTATTATATTTGATAATAAAATAAAACACACAGCTTGTTGTCCAATAAATTCAACTCATAGACAAGTCATAAATATGGTATTATACAAATGATAAATTTAATAAATAAAAATAATAAACTAAACGAAAATAAAAATAGTCTAGTAATTACTTATCCAAGAACTGTCCATATCATGTTTGGTAATTACCCATACCCAGAAAAAATACATAATTTTATTTTAGAAATTAAAAATAATTTAAGTGAAAAAATGGAGGGATACACAAATGTAAAAGGAGGAATGACAGATTGGGGTTATTTCATAGATAAACCATCGTATAGAGATTTTATATCTTATGTAATCAATAAACATCAGCTATCACATCCAAATATTTTTGAACATTTTTTTGAAAAATATCTTCTTAGGGAGGCTTGGGGAAATGAAATAAAAAATAATGATAGTTTAGATTATCACTATCATCACCATATTCATGGAATTTTATATTTAACAAAAGGCTGTGATTTAAATATACCTGAATTAAATATAAAAATAACACCTGAACCAGGAGACTACTATATATTACCACCTTATATACAGCATGGATTTGAAAGACACAGTGGAGAAAATAATAGATACTGTCTAGTTTTTAATTTGCACAACAACCCACTTTCTCATTTTGATTATAATAAAAAAATTGAAAAAATGAAATGAATTATTTAGAGGCTATAGTACAAATAGACAATATTGTTGATGATATATTTTGTAAAGAAATAATGGACTATTATAATATTATTAATTTAAAATCTTTAGGAGTGGTAGATCCATCTGACCATACGTCTAGAAATGTTTTGGGAAAACATTTAGATTACAAAGAAGATAAAGTTATCTTTGATAAGATAAATAAAAAGATAGAACAAAATTATAATTTTTATAAAATTAAATTTCCAAAAATTTTATTAAATAAAATTAGTGAAATAGATTTACTAAAGTATGAAGTAGGTGGATATAATAGATATCACGTAGATGTTTATACAGATATTCCAAGATCCCTCAGTGTTATAATAAATTTAAATAATAACTATAAAGGTGGAGATTTAGTTTTTGCAGATCAAAAAAATAAAGAAGTAAAAAGGTGTAAATTAAATAAAGGTAGTATTGTATTTTTTCCAAGTAATTTTATGTACCCACATGGAATTGAAAAAATAACAGAAGGGATTAGGTATAGTATAGTAGCATGGCTTCAATAGACGTTAAAGTAGATAACCTGTTTCCAAATTTAATAGCCACTAAAAATATAGATGTTTCAAAGTTAAATGTTACAGGAAAAAATTTTAAAAAAACTTTTGGATCAGATATAAAAACTACTCTTAGTGGTAACACATTATTTAATAAAAACTCAATAAATTATTTAAATATAGAACTTAGATCTATGTTGGGGTATTTGTTAAAACCATATTGTAAAACTTTTGTTTTTAATGTGTGTGATATATGGTTAAATAAATATAGTAAAAATGACTATCAAGAAAGTCACACTCATCCAAGTGATTTTTCTTTTATAATATATTATAAAGTAAATAAGTCTCATACAATTTTTAACAATCCAGTTAAAAATTTATTAGAGATGCGTGATAGTAAAATATTTAATAAACATTATAAACCAAAACTAAAACAAGGAGATCTAATAATTTTTCCTTCTTATTTAGAACATTGGGTAAAACCTAATTCTAATAACACGACAATTGCAGGTAATATAAAAATTATAAATATAATTAAATGAATGAAAAAACTGTAAACATAAATAATTTTATTGGTGTGTATGATAATTATATTACTAAAGAAGAATGTAACAAAGCCATAAAACTATATGAAGACCAAAATAAATTTAATAAAACCTTTAGTAGAATTAATTCTGAAAAAGCATCTATCTTATATAAACAAGATCAACAATTTTTTGCAGGACCAAGTAACATAAATATTTGGTGGGAAGAGTTGAAACCTATGATAGTAAACTTTGATTTAGCGTGGAGTCATTATGCAAAAAATGTAGGTGCAATTGATGCTTATGGCGGTGAACCTTTTCATTATGCAGATTTAAAAATACAAAAAACATTACCCACAGAAGGATATCATGTTTGGCATGTAGAGCATGCTAAAGGATATGACAATGAAAAAAGAGCGTTTGTTTTTTCAATATATTTAAATGATGTAGAAGAAGGAGGAGAAACAGAATTTTTACATTTTTCAAAAAGAGTAAAACCAAAGACTGGTAGAATAGTTATTTGGCCTGCAGCTTTTCCATATTTACACAGAGGTAATTCACCTTTATCGGGTGAAAAATATATTCTAACATCTTGGATGTTATTGCGACCGTGATTAAAAAAATTAATACTAATACTCCAACGAAAACAAATAAAAGAATAATTAGTTTGTTATCAGAAATTGATGGCTGGGGTTTTGGGTATGATAACAATAGTAATCAAATAAACGTTGATAAACCAGATGCTGGTTTTACTTTAAAAACTTATAACAATTCATTTAAATATATAGATAATGATGGTTTAAATTGTTTTGCATATTTTATATCTGACATAGTGGAAAAAAATATTTTTTTTAAGTTTAAATCAATAAACAGAATACATTGGAATTGGTATCATCCAGGCAGTGAAATGGAATTTCATTCTGATGAAAGTTTAGATAAGTTTTTTTCAATTGTTTATAATTTACACACTAATGATGGTGGAACAAAGTTTAGTGTAAATGATAAAAATATTTTTTATAATTCTATTGAATCTGAAGCTTTGTTTTTTCCAAGTAAAATACAACACAAGGCAATAGCTCCTACAAAAGATTTTAATAGATTTTCTTTAAATATAGTTGTTAATATATAATATGAAACTGGTCTATTCTATTCCAGGAAAAATTTGGTGTATACATAATTTTTTAGATTATAAGGCATATAAAGGTATTCATGATGCTATTATCAAAGAACGAAAAAAAATTAATTTAAAAACTACTAAGGGACTTTGGAACGAAAGTTTAATAACTAATATAAATCCTCCAGATAGAGTTCAAGTAAGTAATTATAAACCTTTTGACAAATTAAAAACATTAGTTTCACGCAATGTATATTTTAAATTACAAGATGTAAACTATATGTCTACAACTATTCACTACATGAAAAAAGGTGCAGGTATAAACTGGCACAATGATGGTGATTGGAAGTATGGAGCAACTTACTACATAAATAGAAGATGGAATAAAAATTGGGGTGGTGAGTTTATGTTTTCTAATGAAAATGGCTTTAGTTTTTTACCTTATGTAGGTAACTCTTTAGTTATCGTTAAGGCTCCAATTCAGCATAAAGTAAACCCTGTTTTGAGTCCAATTATACCTAGAATTTCTGTACAAATTTTTATGAAATAAATTATGAAGAATAAGAAGTAGGTCTTGCACCTAATCTAGCTATTTTTTCTTCTGAAGTTTCTCCATCAACCTCATTATTATCCCATTCATTTTGTAAATAAGGTAAATGAGCTGCATCCCATTTGTCTATAAAAGGTTGAAAATCTAAACCAGTGCTAGCCCATGTGTCGTTAGGAGTTTCGTCTTTAAATTCTACCTCATCATCAGCGTTTGAAGTTTGATATTGAATTGCCCAAAAATTTGAATAATCTGAATTGTTCCAAAAATCATTATCATCTATTGTATGACCAACAGGTTGGTTATTAGCAGTTAACTCTGATTGTTTAATTATTAACTTATCTTCAAATATTACTGTCCAAGTTCCTCTAGCTGCCATTTTTTCTCCTATGTTTTTATAATATAAATTACTGTTAAATACGGTTGTAACACTGACGTTGAATCTCCTGAAAAGTTAGCACTCATATTGTGTTGGTGAGCACTACCTGAACCTGTTTGATTTGTCTCTTTGTTTTCAGGAGCCTGACCAGGTAAATCTTGGTCAAGTTGGTTTTGAGCCATAGATCTACCACCAACGTTCATATTGTGAGAGTGAGCAGCAAGTTGAGCTACTGACAAAGAAGCATTTGCTGTAGTTCCACCAATATTTCCAGTTGCAGCAACTGTGTTAGCACCACCAGTAGATGCCAAAGCTTTGTTATTAGATTTTCCAATCGCTACGTTATCTGCTAGGTTTGGAAGAGTAAAAGTAGTTGAGCCATTACCTGCACCGTAAGTTGTACCTACGATTGCAAATAAGGCAGAATAAGTTGATCTTGATACAGCTGAACCATCACATTCTAAAAATCCTGATGGCACAGATGAATCTGACCATGGAACAATAGTTGCCGTAGGTATACCTTCGATACCAGTAAGATCTGCTCCTGAAAAATTGTATTTTGTTGCTTCGTAGTTTGCCATATTATTTCTCCGTGTAAGTCCATCCTACGTTTGAACCAGAATAAACTAATCCAAATGCTGCACCCTCAGTATTAACTACTAAGTCTGCTGTTGCGTTTGCTATTTTAGAACTATTCCTTCCAACAGTCAATGCGTTAGAATCAAACGTATATCTTGAATCTACAAAATGTACCTCATCACCAACTGCAGGTGATGCAGGTAGTGTAATTGTAACAGCTCCACCATTTGTTTCTACAAATAATTTTGCACCTGCTTGTACTGTTTCTGCTGCACTTACTGTTCTCCATTTTCTGTATTCGTTTGCTTTTACAACATTTGTTCCATCTGCATATAAAACATAACAATTTCCTTCACACAAAAGAACTCCTGAACCAGAGGCGGTTTTAAAAGTTAGTGTGTAACCAGCGTGATCTGTGCCATCTATGATGTTGTATACTTTTTCAATACTATCTGGACACGTAACTGTTCTGTTAGCTGCTAAAGTTCCAGTTAATTTTATTGTGGCATTTCTCGCATTTGAAATTGTTGCATCAGACATTGCAAGAGTAACATCAGACGATGCTGCACTTATTTCCTCATATCCTGCTATTGCTTGTTGAGCAAGATTTAAGTTGTTATTAGTTTTTGTTCCCCATGTACCAGCGTTTTCACCAGTAGCCATTAGTTCTAATTTTAAATCAGAAGAAAATGTTGATGCCATAATTTTTATCTCCTATGCAGCGTCAGTATAACTTGTATTTGATCCAGTTGCAACATTAGAATATGATGAATTCGAACCCGTTGAAGCATCACTATATGATGAATTTGAACCAGTGTCAACATTACTAAAGGAGCTATTTGATCCTGTATTAATATTTTTATAAGCTTGTATTCCAATTGAAGGTTCTGCAAAAATAGCTTGTAATCCAGTTAAACCCATTACATCTGATGGAATTATAGATCCAACAGAAGATGTTGCAGCTATGCCTGTTAAAGGAACACCTATTCCAGGAGCTATAGATCCCACTGCGGACGTGGATGCAACACCCGTTATATTAATTATTTGTGTATCATCAATTTCTAACTCACCTACACTAGCTGTTGCTGAAACACCAGTAATTGTTGCTGGACCAAATTCTAATCCTAATGTTCCTACGTTAAATGTAGATGATACTCCAGATATTGATGCAGGACCAAACTCTAAACCTAGTGTTCCTAAATTTCCTAAAGCTTCTTGACCTGTAATTGCTGGTGTTGAATCTATTGTAAAAGTTACACTTCCAACATTTGTAGTTGCCTCTTGACCAGATAAACCAACTGCATCTGCTGGCGATATTGATCCTACACTTGCAGTTGCATCTAAACCTACTGCAACAACAATTTCATTAGGAGACTCACCCCAGGAATTATCTCCCCAAGCATCTCTACCCCATCCAACTAAAGTTCCTACATAAGACAAAGTTGGAGTTGAAAAACTAGCTGACACTCCTGTAACAGCTGCAATTTCTATTGTTTCAACTGAAACACTTCCTACACTAGCTCTTGCAAATTTTAAAAGTTGATCTCCTGTTGGTGGGTTAGCTACCATTTCTAAAGGAACACCTATACCTTGAACAACTGTTCCTAAAGAAGATGTTGCTTCTATACCACTCGGAGTTACTAATTCATCAGCACCCTCTCCCCAATCTGCGTTTCCCCAAGTTAATCTACCCCAACCTGTTTCATTAAATTCTTCTGCATCACCTAATGATACTGTTGCAGAAACACCTGTTACTTCAACAACAGTGCTTATTGATAAATCACCTAAACTAGCTGTAGCCTCTATACCTGTGATATTTGGAACTATAAATTGAGCAGCTACTACTGATCCCAGAGAAGTTGTAGCAGAAAGACCTGTGGGTTTTACAGAGTATTCTACACCCCAACCTGAATTACCATAAGCTTGTCTACCCCAACCCTCTACGTTAAAAGCAGATTCATCACCTATTGATGTTGTAGCGGATACACCTGTTAAAGAAACAGTAACAACGTTAGAATTCCATGAGTTAGAACCCCAAGAATTTTGTCCCCAGGTAGTTGACATAAGGATGTCCTCCTTATGCTATACGAATAATAGCGTTAGATGCGTCTGCTGTTGGAAATTGAATTGTAAATGTTCCACTTGATACTGTTTTGTCACCACCAAAAGCAATAACAGCAACAGCTTTGTCAGATTGTGAATCGTTATAAATTAATGCGCCATTAGCTGTAAAAGATGCTGAAGTAAAACTTACGTCTGCAAAATCACAAACCGCAGTTGTTCCATCCGTTGTTGGTGTAACACTTGTCAATGTTGCACCACCTGCAGAGTATGCAGATCCAGATGTATTTGAAATTTCGTTTGATGTTGAGTAAGCAGTTGTGCCTGCACCTAAAGATGCAGAACTAGTAAATAATGCTATTTTAAAAGTATTACCACTAGAAGCAGTAAAATTGTGTGTACCCACTAAAATTTCTTGTTTGAAACTTGTACAAATTGCAGATGATATAGCCATAATTTTTCTCCTACGGGTTTGGTGAATTTATTGGAATACGAACAGTGCCATCAGTATAGTCGTCTCTTCGTCTTCTACCAATTTGTTCACTAGCAAACTTTTGTATCTCTTGTTTATATTTATTTTCATATAAAGTCAACATATCCATTGGACCTTTTAAAAATGAATATGCCTCTGATAAACAACAATATAATAGCCCGTTTGGAAAATTAAGACTAATATAATTAGTATCATCATTCTCTAATAATGCAGGTGCTACATTATAATGAACTCTAAATTTATACGTTGCATCAGGGACTGGAGCAAACATCATTCTTCCAGAAGTAGTATCAGACTCTCCTGTTGCACCACCAAACATAGCATAATATTTAGGTTTTCCTCTTTTAGCTGATTCTGTTGATGGAATATATTCTTGTAAATATGAAATGTCTTTTTTTTCTAAAAATACATTCGCTCCTGTAGTAGCAGAAGTCGAGTCATAAATTTGTATAGCTCTAATAAAAACTGCTCCTGCTGGAGAGTTAATTGTTTCCTGTCCTACAACTAAGTTACCATCTTGTTGTTTCCTGTCTGCATCAATTGGCACATCTCTATCCAATTCCAAATATTACTTATCATGGTGTTATTGTAACTGGTCCTGCAGACACAGTTGGCCCTCCTGCTTCTTCTGTTATACTAGGAGTTGAACCTAGTGTAAACGTATATTTATCTGTTGTAGTTACTGTTATACTAAAACCTGAAGAGTCCTCGTAGGCTGTAAAAGCCACACTTCCAGGGCTTCCTTGCACGTTTCTAAATCTTACTGTGTCTCCAGAAGTTCTTCCATGATTATTTTCTGTTACAGTTATTGTTGTTGATGATGCTGTAGTAGAAAAAGGGTTATTACCTAACATGACAGCAACAGCTGGTTCTACTCTATCCGTTCTAACATTTCTTAAAGCTATACCATCTGCACCATGTGGTTTAGGCTCTAACTGTGGTTGTTTAGCTTCGTATTCTGAAACATGAACCAATGATCCATTCCATTCTTTAAGCATTTCTCTATATGGAAATTCCATACCAGATCTATCTGATATTGCTTTTGCATGTTTACCTGTTGCGTATTTTGCCATTATACTCCTGGGTAATAAGTTTTAGGTGTTATATGTGTGCTTGATGCAGAACCATCTTCAGCTAACGCTCTTGCTAATTCATCTTCGTAATATAGTTTTGTTTGTTGAACTAATTGTGGTTGATATTTTTGTGCAAGATAAAATGCAAGTCCTGATACCATACAAGGAACAAATCTAAATGGAAGGTCTGTTGCGTTTGTATAATCTCCAACGTCTTGAATTCTTTTTATAAAATAAAAATGCATGTCTTTAGATGCATTTGTAGAATCAGGTGTAGGATAAACGTGTATCCTAACTTTATCAATAAATCTTTCTACCCAATATTGATTAGGTGTGCCTTTAGATAACTTATTAGAAAAA